ATACAACGTATGTGAAAATGAAAAAATAAGTACATGTTAATACAAAAAAGATATTTTAAATTATACATTAATTGAACATACTAACACTAGATGAATTTACAAATTTTAAATGCCGCATATAGTTGGCTTAAGAAATAGTCTCCTGAAGTTGTACGCCTCGTGTGCATTGCTTTATTGCTTTGGATCTTTGGTAATTATACAGCTACAGGGGTAAAACGTGTTTTAAGTAATTCAAAAAACACGGAGAAGTAGGATAAATATAATAGAGAATAGTACACTGTAGATATAACACCAGAAGTTAATAAATATATTTAGAATGTACTTAATTTTGATGTAAATGCAAGTAATGTAATTCTACTAAACTATCACAATACCTTATTAAGTTCCAACGGGTTATCTTATAAATATTTAACTGCGGTTTGTGAAAAATTTCAAGGAGAAGAATCTCGTCCATGTATGAAAGAATGGAAAGAACTGGATTATTTAAATTATGGAGAGGAGATTCAAAAGATTAATGCAAGTAAATATATTATGTTAGAGGATTCTGACCGATATATGAGATCGTTTCCAAAGTTTGTTTGGGTAATGCATAATAGTGGTATTAAAACTGCTTGTTTTTATCCAATAATTAGAGTTCATGAACCTGTAGGAATGTTAATTATAGGTTATAGAGATAAAGTAACATCAGTAGATTTAGAATATATTAGAAGACTTATATATCCAACTATATAGCCTTTAGCTTCTTTATTAGATTATAATGCACATGTAAATAAAACTCGTGAAAATGAAGAAAGTTGATAAACAAAATGGAAATGTAAAATACAATGACGAAGAACATTTGTATTGGAATGATGATGGTAAGTTTATATCTGTGACTACTTTAATTGGAAAATATGAACAACCTTTTGACAAAGATTTTTGGGCAGGATATAAAGCTCTAGAAAAATTATTAACTAAAGAACAATTTAAGTTTGAAAAGGGAGGTTTATTAATAACACAGAAGATTAATCTACCATATATGTTAGATGCTTATGATTTTACCGAAGATGAATTTAATGCAATCAAACAGAATATTCTAGATGAGTGGCAGCGCACAAACCTTGAATCTTGTGAACGTGGAACAAAGATCCACAGTAAAATGGAAAATTTATTCTTGGGAAAGAAAAGTACAGACCTAAAAAGATTCGGAATTGGCGGTAAGTTTGATGTTAATACTAATAAATCTTTGGATGATTTAAATAAAGATTTGCTTGATATTGATAAAGGAGTATTCCCCGAATATCTTGTTTATAGAGTATCTAAAGACAAGAAGTTTAGGCTAGCTGGACAAATAGACTTGTTAATTAAAGACGGAAATGATATAACAATCATAGACTATAAGACGAACAAATCTATTGACGATAAATCTTATTTTGACTCTAAAACAAAGAAAAATAAAATGATGCAGTATCCACTTAATAATATAATGGACTGCAATAAAATGCATTATACTTTACAATTATCAACATATGCTTGGATGCTTCAACAAATTAATCCAGACTTTAAGATTAAACGATTAGTTCTCATTCACTTTGATCATAATGGTGGAGAAACGGAATATGAAGTAGAGTACTTAAAGGACGAAGTTGAACGTATGTGTAAAGATTATAAGAGAAAGATAGTGCTAGAGGAAAATGCACGAAATAGAAAACCTATAGAATTTTAACAAATGAGTGTCTTTCTTAAATAACTAAGAGACATTAAACTAATATATAATAATGGGTGTAAGTGCTATAATTGATGGGCACGTTAAAGAGGCTTTAAAACAAAATAATAATTTGAGTGAAACACGTTTAGCTATTTGTAAAACGTGCCCTATTTATACTGAAACTCCAGTCTTAGGCCCTATTTGTAATAGTAGGATATGTGTAAATTTACAAACTGGAGAGATTAGAGAAAGTAGAGGAGATGGATTTAAATGTGGATGTGGTTGCAGATTGCGTGCTAAAACGAGATTGGAATACGCAAAGTGCCCACTAGGTAAATGGTGATTTAATATGGATAATGGTAAAATGAATTATTTCGGTGGCGACCTAGCTGTTAGTATGGCAGGAGCACAAAGCTTAGATGAACTTACAAAAGAATCAGCAATTGAAGCTTATAATAAAAAGAATGAGGAAATTGCAGATGCTGTAAAGCAAAATATTGAAAGAGAACTTCAAAAAGGACGAGAGGTTACTGAAAAGATGAACTCAATGGAGATTGTTCCTATTAATAATTATGTTCTAGTCAGACCTTATGAAAAGAATCCTTTTGAGAAGTTAGAGGAGAAAGGTGGAATTATTATTCCAGTTGCTGATGGTTCATTTATGAATCCTGACACAGGAGAGCAAGACAATGAGTACAACTTCTCAGTGCAAGCAGATGTAATTGAAGTTGGCCCAGCGTGTAAATATGTAAAAGAGGGCGATGTAGTGTATTATCGCAGAGCATGTGGAGTGCCCATCCCCTTCTTCAGACAGGGATTTGAGGTTGTTGCCGAAAATCAAATTCAAGTAGTAATTAACGAGGGATTAAAAGCTCGTTTCGCAAAATTGAAAGAATAATATGGAAAATGAGAAAATTTATTTTTAGCCAGGCGATATGGTAACTATAAGATAGGAGTTACCTAATAAGCCTGTAATGTTAGTAGTACAGAAAGAGACTAGAACTTTTAAAGACAATAACACCAGAGAAGATTTCCTTATTGGAATTAAGTGTAGATGGTTCACAACTTCTGGTGCTTTAGAAGAAGCAGTATTTAACACTAAGGATTTAGTATTAATTAAACAATGAATGAACAGTAGCAAATAGAGCAAGTAGCACTTTAGTTAATTGGTCTAGCTTTCGGAATTCAAACCGACAACGAATAGGAGTTTACTTAGAAAGTTCAACAAGGATTAAGTTAGATACCAAAAGAAAAACTAGAACCATTTAAGACAAAAGCTGTGACTTATGCAAAAGGAGTAGTTTCAGGACAAATAAAAAAGGAACAATTACCAGAAGTTATTAAGGACCTATAGGTAGAAGCTGGTTTATAGAGTCCATTAATGGCAAAACTTGGTGCTAAACTTGCTTATATAAATAAATTAAATAATAAAAGATGAAATTCTTTTTATTTGATAATAGTGCTAATGAAGTAACTATTAATGAGCCTGAGATATTATTAATAAGAGAGTTTGCTGCCTTGTGGGATTTATCTAGAAATAAAACAAAAGAAGATCCTAAAGGCAGTAAACGATCTAGGGCTTATCGAGAACTTACTTATATATGGTTAATGTGTGATTGGGCCTCGCCTTATTCAGACTATACTGAGCAAGAACGGCATACTGAGGCAATGAAGGATGCAAGATTAACAGAAAAAGAATGGACAGACCCAACATTTAGAGCCGCTTGTCGAAAGTATAGAGAATTATAGAGTAGTTCTAGGTCTCTTAAATTAATTAAAGCTGCCGAAGATGTTGTAGATAAGATAACAGATTATTTTAAAACATTAGACCTATAGGAACGTGACCCTGTTTCTGGTAAACCTATATTTAAAACTAAAGATGTAATGGCTGAACTAAGTAATGTTTCAGATGTAGTTGAATAGTTAAAAACACTTGAAGTTTTATATAAACGTGAACAAGAACAAGATAACGGTCTTATGGGTAATGTAGAAATTGGAGCATTTGATTAATTATGAAATTAATACCAAAACATCAAGCTGGAGATGTACTAAAAGAAGTTGGAAAAGCAGCAGTTCCATTTTATTATACATATGAATCAGGAAAAGATCTATATGATAATGGATTTTCATGGTCGGGATTAGGTAAATTCGGACTAAATGCTGGATTAGACATTGCTACATTGATTCCTGGAGCTGCAGCTATAACTATTCCAGCTAAGACAGCACGAGCTGCTAAAGCTGGAGTTAGAGGAGTACAAGCCATACAGAGAGCTAATGGAGCTTTTAGAGCCACTAATAATTACATGAGAGCTGCTAAAACTGCAGCAGCTAGGGGTAATAGAGTTGCTGCTGCAAGTAACAGAACTGCAGCTACAGTAGCTAAAGATGCAGAAGTAAAAGCTTTTCAATAGGCTAAAAAATATGGAAGAGATGCAGTTAAAGCAGAATAGACTTTAAATAATACTAAAAAGATAACTAAGATGTGGCCTGAAGCAGTATACGTTGGAACTGTAGGTAAGGCAGCGACTAATTCTCAGAACTCTGTATAGAAAAGAAAAGAACCATATTTATATAATGATTTTACACAATAATAATTATGACACAAGAATACGAATTTTTTAAAGACTTTGCAGGCGTAACTAAAGCCGACCTTGAGATGTTTAAATGTGGTGGTAAAAAGAAAAAGATGGAAACAGGTGGAAAAACAAAAAAGTATATAGAGCAAAAAGTTTCTAAAGAACCATTACGAGAAGATACAACTTATAGACGAGTTGAAAAAAATGGCTAGTACATAAAGGAAATAGAAAAAGCCAGCCATTCAAAAGGAGTGGGAAGAGACATAAAAACTCCAAACTACGACAACATGTAGAAAGAATATAGGAGTCAATTTAAAAATGCTCCAAAATTTAATGGGTATGATCTGCATAAAGGTGAAACAAAAGCTCCAAATAAACGTAAGAAATAATGGCAAGAGGCCGTAAAAAGAAAGTAGAAAAATTAAGTGAAGAGTTCTCTTAGGAAGTACAAGAGTTAAGAGAATCTTTATTCAAAGAACCAGAAATAAAATGGGATGTACCTAAGGATTAGGTTATTGAGTACTTTGATCCTGTCTTATCATATGAGTTAACCAAGTATAGACCTATTGACGAAGAAAGAGGATTAGACTTTGATCCATCCTGGTTTACTGAAGCTAGAGATACTAAGTTAGCTACTGGTAAGTATTGTGCATATCCACCAAGAACAAAAGCATACCACGATTTTTGGAAAAGAGAATATGATCGATGTAATAATGGAATGGAATCTCATGGTTATAGAATTACTTGAGATAACTACTTCTTTTTAAATTACTATCAACTACCAGAATCATAGGTAGAAAAGACAGGTCAGGGTCGTGGCAAAATTTATCCTGCCTTTCTAAGTAAACAATATGAGTATTTCCACTATATTGAAATGTGTGAATATACTAGGCATGATGTGCTAGCCGTAAAAAGCCGTGCTGTCGGATTTTCAGAAATAGCTGCATCCTTAGGAGTTGGTGTTTATTCAACTCGAAGAAACGCTCACTGTGTGTATACTGCTTTTGCTCAAGGTCATCTAGACGACGTACTAGGTAAAGCCTGGTTCTAGTTAGACAACTTAAATGCAGATACAGAGGGCGGTATGCGCCATGTGAGACAAAAATATAACTCAGACTTATATAAGAAAGCATCCAAAATTAATAAACAACGTGAGGAACTTCCAGATAGTTGGGGATCTGATATTGAAGGAAAAGTAGTAGATAAACCTCGTAAACTTCGTGGTGATCGTATTGACCGATTATTCTTTGAAGAGGCTGGTTCTAATCCAGTTTTAAAGAAAACATATATTCAAGGAAACGCTCTTGTAGAAGTCATGGGTAATAAAATTGGAACTAGATTCGTCTGGGGTACTGGTGGAGATGGTCAATATATGGGAGACTTAAGTGATATGTTTTATAATCCTTAGGGATTTAATGTTCTTCCATATAGACATAATTATACTAAAAATGGAGAATACATATTAAGTGGATTCTTTATTCCTTCTTTTACATTTGTTACTGCTCCAGGCTATATTGACCATAGAGGAGTTACTAATACTAAAAAAGCTAAAGAATTTAGAGAAAAAAAGCGAGAATCTTTATTATACGATCCTAAAGCATACTTAATTGAATGTGCTGAGTTCTGTTTTACGCCAGATGAAGCATTCGCATTAGAAGGTGAGAATCAGTTTAATAAAGTTCTACTTGCAGATTAGATGGCTCAAATTCTAATGGGAAATGGGCCTAAAGAAGAAATCGGTGTACTTGATTACAAGTTTAAGGATGGAAAAGTAGGACAAGAGTTTGTCGAGGGAGTTAAATTTACACCAAAACTTGAGGGAAAGATACACATATTAGAAAGACCTAGAGAGGATGATAATAAAAAAGTACCCGTTAATCTTTACGTAGCAGGGATTGATGGAATTGATATGGGAGGAGAAGATACCTCAGAATACACAAAAGATCCATCAGAATTCTGTGTTGTTATTCTTCGTAGGATGTTTGGGACGCATCCGCCGCAGGTTGTGGCTTATTATAAAGATAGGCCTTAGAAAATTAAAGATGCTCACATAATATGTTTAAAATTACTATAGTATTATAATGCTCAAGCTTGTCTTGAGTCTACAAGAATTTCTATACTATAGTTCTTTAGAGAGAAAAAGTGTGAGAATAAATATCTAATGAGAAGACCAAGATCTTGTCAATCTGACATTCAAAACGGAAAGAGCCGCTAGTTTGGTG